GTTCGGTAATATTCGTGGAGTTTGCCAAGAACTTTGCGTACCTGAAGATACAGTAGTAGCAGCGTTAAACAAACGAGAAGTAAAACGTTATATTGATACTGTATACTTGGATATGGGATATCGCAACAAAAATCAAATTGGTTCGGTACTAGATGAAATGATTGCGTCAAAGCTGGAAGAAGCGCAAGAAACAGGAATATACTCTAGTAAAGATTTAGCTGACCTATTACAAATGGCCCATAAAATGAGAATGGATGAAATAAAAGCTCAGACTGACCTAGAAAAGGCTCAGTCGGGAAATATTAAAAACCAAACCAACGTTCAAATAAATGAAAGTATTCCATTCGGACAAGGTAATTATGGTAAGCTAATGGAGAAGTTGCTAAGTGGACCAGCAGATGAGTGATCACAATAAATTAGAAGCACTAGAGGTAAAAACAGAGACGCATATTGTTCAATGTGAAGAACGATGGAAGTCAAATTTTAATCGTCTGGATAATATAGACAACAACCTTCAACGTATAGAAACTCGTACCATTACATTAGGTGGTGCTATTATATTGTTTCTGGCAGGTTGTATAGTCACAGTACTAACAACAATGGGGTAAATATGTATACTCTTTATAGGGAAACTCAAGACTCTTTTTTCTTTACAGACGACGAGGGAGTGAAACAGATATTTAACAGTTTAGAAGAGGCTCAAGCTGCGGGAGGCGTTGTAGAGGTTATCTCTGTAAGCGGCGTACCTTACAAAATACCCTCCGTAGATTTATTTTTTATACAAGAATAGGTGATTTATGAAAAAAGCACTAGTAATACTACTATGCTTTAGTTCATTTACGTTTGGACAAGATACTGATAGTGGAAATAGCTCCGCACAAACAGGTGATTTAAATACTAACCAACAAGGCGCCACAGTAGATAGCAACAATGAAACCGTTACTAATACAAATCAATATAACGGAGCAGGAAGCGCTAGTCAAATACCTGTAGCTAGTGCAGTAGCTCCCTCATTAATGTCTGGCGGAAATGATAGCTGTTTAAAAAGTGTTGCCGGTGGTGTTTCTTCTTTAAAGATTGGAATCAGCACAGGTAAATATCAGCAAGATGAAGAATGTAATAGACGTAAAGACGCAGCAGTTCTTTATACCTTAAATATGAAGATTGCAGCTATAACTCGTATGTGTCAAAGTGACTCAACGTGGTTAGCAATGTTTGAAAGCGGTACTCCTTGCCCTTTAATCGTAGGAGGTAAAGTAGTAGCAGGTAAATCTGCATTTGTTATGATGAAACGCAAACCAGAACACTTTGTTAGAGGTTATCTGGCCAATAAGGAATATTTTGATGTTGCGTTAGGTATAAATGGAGTCAATGGTAATGGCGAACATAAAGAAAATGATGACGGCCGTAGCGTTTCTGAGCGTTACCGCAGCGTCGACTGGCCAGACGAGTAACGGTACTTATATACAGACTGGTGCTTTTGGCGGTCTTGTTGACCCTGGTATTAACCCTCTGCGCCCTGTAGGAGACTATGTTGAAATCCAAGAGATGATTAATACTGCTTCCTATATCAATACTCAAGTTTCAAATGCACAAGCTAGTGTTATTGAGATGAGTATGAATACTCCCCAAAACGCTTCTTTAGCAAATGATGCCGTTGTGCCTGTTGCAGGTCGCACAGACTCCCATAAAATAGACTTAACTGAAGTTGCATACTACAACCAATCTATACTTGATACTGTAAACGCGAATTATTATTCTGCGGAGCACTTACTTGTACAGAACTATGAAGAAAACATGGATCAGATGGATGCAGCTATTGATATGTTTACAGACGCAGCAGCAGAAATAAGTAAAGCAGAAGCCATATATACAGAAGCAATAAATGCTACAACAGATGAAGATCGTTTACAACTTCAGAACTACATTCGAGCAAATGATGTGCAAATTGACCAATCAACTGTTCAAGTATTTAATCAGTCGTTAGACACTATTGAAGATAAAGCTCAGGCAGCTTCAGCAAGTTTATGGGCTTCTCAAGACTCCGCAGCACTTGCAATGATTAACTATGATGCCCAAGCTACGCTATCTAATATGACACAATCTACTGTTTCTTATGACGCTTGGACAGACCAAATGACAATTACATGGAATAACGCCACTAATACTGTTCTACAAGGTATGTTCTTTAATAATGAAGGAGAAGTAAATTGGACACAGGCTACAAATGAGATATATGATGGTTTCTATGGAGATACTCCTCCAATCTCAATAAATGAAATGTACTCCGCATATTCTTATGGCTCAGGAGAGTCATATGCCGCGGCAGGCTCTGGTTATGATATAAATGCAAAGTTGTATGACCCAGTACAACTAGCAACAGATGTTGTTAATATACAAAACGCATCTTTAGACACAACTAACTATAACAATCAAAATGGAAGTTTAGGAAGCCCTGGTCCAGGTACAATGGTAACTGGCGCAATTCCTGGAGCAAGCGATGGAAATCCTGGAGAATTTAATCCAGATCCAACATTTGGTGGTGATGGAGTTGGAGAACAACAAGTGATTCCAATGCCAAGACCTGAACCATAATAAGGAGTAATATATGAGTTTAGAAGAGACTGAAATAAATGTGGGAGGCACTAGGTTTAAAGGTGCACACATTGCTGTTGTTTTAGCCTTTATTTCAACAATTAGTGGAGGAATTTGGGCAACTTCAGAGTTCTTTTCTCGAGTAGGAGTACTAGAAGATACTGTAGCAGAAATGCAAGAAAGCATGCCAGACTTAGAGCCTTTAAAGGTAGAGCTACAGGCGATACAAACAAAAATTGAAGACAATGACTTAGGCCACCTACAAGGAAAGCTTGCAGAGTTAAGTACCTTACTTACTACCATTCAAGCTCGTCAGCAAGAGGTCTTAAATGAGGCTGCAGAATCTAATGCCAAAGTAATTACAATGGAAAAGGACTGGATAGAAATACGAAACGAGTACAAAAAAATGGCAGACGCTATTAAAGGATTCGAAGAGTCTGTTGAAAGGTTCAAAAGAGAAGTAGATGACCTTTGGAAAGGTCTGGACGCGGCATCTAGCCCGTTAGGATAATACTATGCCATATCATTCAGGTAAAAAAAGAAAAAAGAAAAAAGGAAAAAAGAAACGTGGCTACTAAACGTAAAGCCCGTAAAAAAGACCCACGCTTAAAGCGGGCGGGAGTCTCTGGGTATAATAAGCCTAAACGTACCCCTAGTCATCGTAAGAAGTCGCATATTGTCGTAGCCAAAGTAGGCAATAAGATTAAGACTATTCGTTTTGGACAGCAAGGTGCTAAAACTGCTGGCGCACCAAAAGCCGGTGAATCAGAGCGTATGAAAAAGAAACGAGCATCATTTAAAGCCCGTCACGCCAAGAATATTGCTAAAGGTAAAATGTCGGCAGCATATTGGGCAGATAAGGTAAAATGGTAACCAAAAGACGTAAAGTTCCAAAAGACAAGAAATCAGGGGTACCTAAGAAATATCTATCTGGTACTTCTGGCTCAAAACGATCTGAACTATCCACACTGATAAAAAGAATCAGCAAGCTAGCGAAAGAGGGAAAAACTATCCCACGTTCACTAATAAAAAGGAGAGTTGACCTTGGCAAGAAAAAGAAAAGCCCCAGCAAGAAAAAAAGCGCCCGCTCGAAAAAGAAAACCTCTAAGCGCCGCTACTAAAGCCACTCTTAGACGTAAAGCAGCAAAGAAAAAGACTGTTACTTATGGCACGCTAGCAAAAGTGTATCGTAGAGGACAAGGCGCGTTCTTAACAGCAGGTTCAAGACCTGGAGTAGGCATGGCACAGTGGGCCATGGGAAGAGTTAACTCATATTTACGAGGCTCTCGTAAGCATGATACTGATCTTCGCAGGAAAAAGAAAAAATGAGATATAAAACCAAACGAGCAGCTAGAAAGGCTGCTAGACGTATAGGGCTAAAAGGCATTCATTCTCATGGTAGAGGCAAAAACAAAGTCTACATGGCAGGAAGTACTCATGCAGCTTTTGAAAAGGCTAAGAAACGGAAGAAAAAATGACAGAAGAAACTAAGATATTCCATCCAGCAGATACTAATGGAGACGGCAAAGTAAGTGCGGCTGAAGAACAAATGTACCTTGAGTTTAAACGAAAAGAACTTGAAGACCAAGATGCTATGCGAGATGCACAACGAAATATGACCTGGTTCGCACTAGGTGGGTTGCTTCTTTATCCTTTCGCTGTAGTACTGGCTTCCTTAGCTGGCTTAGATCAAGCCCAGGCAACATTAGGAGATATGGCACCTACATACTTTGTAGCTGTTGCGGGTATAGTAGCTGCGTTCTTCGGTTCTCAGGCATTAACATCAAAAAAGAAATAGGTAAATAAAGTGGCAGTTGAAGTAAGTAGAAAAGATATAATTACAAATAAAATAGTAGAGCTACAGTCTCCTGATAAGTTTTTGAAGCTACCCCCAGAACCTTATTTAGATATGCTTGGAATAGAGCCTCTAGACTCTCAAATGGCGATGATAAATGCTGTGAATAACCCAAAATATCGGTTTATAGTAGCAGCACTATCTCGTAGGCAAGGAAAGACTTATATCGCAAATATTATTGGACAATTAGTTACTCTTATTCCTAATTGTAATGTTTTGATAATGTCTCCAAACTACTCCCTTTCTCAAATTTCTTTTGACCTACAAAGAGGTCTAATTAAACACTTTGATCTAGAGGTTACGAAAGATAACGCAAAAGATAAAGTTATTACTCTTTCTAATGGATCTAATGTTCGCATGGGTTCTGTCAACCAAGTTGATTCCTGTGTTGGCCGAAGCTATGATCTTATTATCTTCGATGAAGCAGCATTATCAGACGGCAAAGATGCTTTCAATGTAGCCTTACGCCCCACACTAGATAAACCCAACTCTAAAGCTATATTTGTTTCCACGCCACGAGGTCGAAACAACTGGTTTTCTGAGTTTTTCCACAGAGGGTTTAGTGATGAGTTTCCTGAGTGGTGCTCTATTCGTGCAACCTACAAAGACAATCCTCGCATGTCAGAATCTGATATAGTAGAAGCACGTAAGTCTATGTCCGAAGCAGAATTTAAGCAAGAGTACGAAGCTGATTTTAATACTTATGAAGGGCAGATTTGGAACTTCAACTTTGAAACTCAGGTACAGGACTATAGTAGATTTGAGCCTAAAAAAATGGATATATTTGCAGGGCTTGATGTAGGGTATAGAGATCCTACTGCATTTTGCGTTATTGCATATGACTGGGAAAACGAGTGCTATCATCTATTGGATGAATACTTTGACTCTGAGCGAACTACAGAGCAACACGCAGTAGAAATACAAAGACTAATAGATAAATGGGATATAGATTTTATTTACATAGATTCTGCGGCTGCTCAAACTCGATTTGATTTTGCACAAAACTATGATATTAGTACTATAAATGCTAAAAAATCAGTATTAGATGGCATCGCTCATGTAGCAGCAATAGTAGATAATGATACTTTATTTGTACATCAAGAGTGCAAAGAATCTCTGGGATGTTTAGACGCATACCAATGGGACACTAATCCCAACCTTGCCAGAGAAAAGCCAAAACACAATATGGCATCGCACATGGCTGATGCTTTAAGATACGCACTATATTCATTTCAAACCGGTGGTGGCACATTCTAGTGCAGGTACGAAAAATAGTGTTTGACAATAAACCTGAAACTAGTTATAATTTTGGATAAGAAAATGGAACTGAAAAGAGATTTAGTAAAATACATTCGAGATAAG